CGTATATACATTTATAGACGAAAGCGATAAATTTAGCGTGTACAAGCATTACGATGGTTACCCTGAGGGCGCGCATGGATTTATCAAAGAAGCAAAGAAGTTTGCCTGGGATCTTCCAAGGTTTGATGCATCAGAGTTTGCTGCAGCATTCATTAAAGCAAATAAGAATGAAGCGGGAGGCGATGTATACCTAACCCAAGGGCCACAAAGGCATGGTGATTTATCTTATCGATATGAAATAAGCCGCGATAACAACCAGCTAATTGTTAAGACATATGAGGCTAAAGATTGGACCTTTGGCACTAGCAAAAAGCAGAAGTTTGAGCTTAGAAGTGTAGATAGGATTTAATCATGGCAAGACCTGAGTATGAAACGCAAAAGGACCTGGATAAAGAGAAGAGTATCTCCCAGGTCTTGAGCGATACATGGAAATGCAGCCTAGTCAAAATGCCTATCAAGTACCACCTGGACTATGCCATTGTTAAAGACGAAAAGATTGTAGGGTTTTGTGAATTAAAGAGCCCGAACTATGCGCTGGCTGATTTTAAACGTTTTGGCGGGTTTTTTATAAGCCTTGATAAGTTTATGTCAGCTAAAAAAATGAATGAGTCTACGGGCCTGCCATGCATGATAGTGATCAATGCTACTGATGGTATTTGGTATACCACCTTTCATGACGCTAGATTTATATCATTTAAGATCACAGGACGTAAGGACAGGGGTGATTGGCAGGATATGGAGCCTTGCATTGTACTCGATACAGACCAATTTAAATTATTTAAAAAAAGTGTTGACAAAGTTTAATATTTAATTTAATATTACTTTCACGATCAAGTTGATCGGTAACCATAAAAGCGAAGGAGTTTTAAAATGACAACAACAAAAGTGAACGTACCATACCAACAATTGCTTAAAGACGCGGTAAATAAACCAGGTGTTTTAAGTAGCTGCTACAGCCGATTCCATAGTTACAGCATTGGCAATCAATTATGGGCTTGGCTTCAATCTATCGAGCATAACCTCGAGCTTGGCCCGATTGCAACATTAAAACAATGGAACACATTAGGCCGCAAAATCAAAAAAGGTTCACAAGCAATCTATCTTACATTACCAGTAATAGTTGACAAAAAAGACCAGGATGGTAATAAGACCGGCGATAAATTTAAACTATTTATCCCTAAAAAAGCTTGGTTTTTCTTATCACAAACTGAAGGAGATAATTATGTTGAGGAAGTTAAGTCTGCTGTATGGAATAAAGAACGAGCTCTTGAATCTTTGGATATTAATCAGATCCCCTTTGACAAAGCGGACGGTAACTGCCAGGGTTTTGCGCGTGGGCGCAGTGTTGCTGTCAGTGATATTGCTGTGCTTCCTCATAAGACACTTTTTCACGAGCTCGCACACGTCGTACTCGGACACACATTAGAGCATGAGCTTGCAGACTCAGAGCACACACCTAAAGACATTAAAGAGGTAGAGGCTGAGTCAGTGGCTTACATTCTATGCCAATTGTTAGGCCTTCCTGGTGAGGTAGAGTCCCGAGGTTATATCCAACACTGGCTAGATGGCCAGGAAATCAATGACAAGTCAGCCAAGAGGATCTTTGCAGCAGCCGATAAGATCCTTAAGGCCGGCGCTACAGTTTAAGCGTTGTTGTCACGCTGGGGGAGGTGTAAAAGCCTCCCTTTTTTTATGCAAAAACCGTGCCAACCCTATCTAAAAATAATTTAAAAATAATTGAAAATAATTGTTGACAAGCTTGTTTGTTTAATTTAATATTACACACATTGCAGCACATTATTAACTTTAAACAACGAAAGCGAGAACGACATGACAACACCAAACGACCAATACTTCAGCGCAGTATATGAGCTATATCAATATAAGATCAACAAATTGGTAGAGGCAGGATGGAGAACAGGCCAGGCTCTAGACATCATCGAAGGCAAAAAACCATTATCATTAGAAAAGCAATTACAAGCAGAGGCTTATGCTAGAAAAAGAGCTATCGCAGAACAAAGACGCGAAGCAAAATGGGAGCAGGCTGTTGAGCTCTACTACAATCAATAATAATCAGGAGGGGAAACCCTCCCGGTTGTTTTATAAAAGCGAATCGGTTATTAAAAAGGAGATAAACATGAATGCGATTGAAATTATTAAGGACTACATCGATACACTACAAAGCCATGATTGGTACTACGTCTACTCAGATGATCATAGCGTGTACATGAAAGGCAGCGCGAGCTCATCTAAACTTAGAGAGCTTCAGCAGCAGATCGATGTTGACTATCAAATTTGGAATACTATTGCGCCGGAGGATTGCCATGGAAAAAACTAAAGTGGTTGAATTCAATCGAGATCAATTAAAACTAGCATGCGACATGTTAGGCCGCATCTTGCAATCTTCAAACCAAGGCGTGATTAAATACTTTAAGCTTAAAGATGACGTTTCAAGACGTGAGCTTAATAATCTTTATTATAAATTGCTTTATATTAAAAACGGCAAGCGCCAATACAGAGAAAACTTATATCGCATGACTGGTGATACAGTCTATCTCAGCGAAGACGTATGGGTTGACAAACAAGGTAATTTCATTTAGTATATTTTCTATGGATAAGGCAAAAATATGAGCCAATTCAGATACGTTGCATTCATCGACGATGAAAAAATGCGCGGCTTTAACTCCAAAATCGAGCTTGAACATTGGATGAGAGATAAACCCGAGGCCACATTCGTTAGGTACAAAGTTAAGCGCGAGCCGAAGGAAAAAATGAATTTTGACCTATACGAGCCCGCATTATTCTAAAAAATCCCGCCGAAATAAAAACTAAATCACAATCAAACAAATACATTGACATCTTACATATGTCCGTTTACATTCTATTGCATTATTACATGGGTATATGTATATGGCTCAATCAAAGATCACTGAAGCTAAGGTAGCATCCTCTTACGATAGTAAGGATGATGGATCGCTTAGCTCTGCAGATAACAAACAATCCTCTATAGACTGCTCTAAAAACAAAGGTGGTCGTCCTTCCAAATACAGTCTTACGATTGCTTTGGAGATATGCGACAGAATTGCAGACGGTGAGTCGCTTGTGTCGATTTGTCGCGACGAACGTATGCCGAAGAAAACGGCTGTGTACGAGTGGTTGCTGCGCCACAAAGAGTTCGCGGAGATATATGCGCGCGCGAGGGAAGACCAAGCCGACACATTGGCCGACGAGATCCACGCAATCAGCGATGAGCTTCCGCAGCAGATTGTGGACGACAAAGGCAAGACCCGATATGACTCTGCCTATGTACAGTGGCAAAAGAATCGCGTAGACGCACGCAAGTGGGTTGCTGCCAAACTAAAACCTAAAAAGTATTCAGACAGGATCGCACACGTTGGTGATAACGAATCAGACGCGATCAACATCAATGTCAACATATTTGACGAGATGATTAAAAACCTAGAGCTTAAAAGACAAAGTAAATGACCGACCTTATAAACGGTTTTTGGATTTTAGGCGGGCTCATAGGCGCAGGATTCATATTTATTATTATTGCTGACTACTTCGATGACCGACGTCGTTGATCTACTTAAAGACAAAGAGGTAGAGGCGCAGTTTAAATCGCTGCCTATTGCTAAACAAATGGCGATAGCGTGGCGCATGAAGTGGTTAACGCAGGCGCATGATCACCAAATACTTCCACACGGTGACTGGGCCATATGGTTATTACTCGGCGGCCGGGGAGCAGGTAAGACTCGAACCTCTGCTGAACAGATTGGCTGGTGGGCCTGGGAGCAACCAGGAACGAGATGGTTAGTATCCGCGCCAACATCAATGGATGTACGCGGTACATGTATAGAAGGCGAATCAGGATTACTTAGTGTGATACCTGAGATCCTTATTGCAGACTATAACAAGTCACTGCTAGAGCTTAAGCTGATCAATGGATCGTTAATCAAAGGCATATCCGCTTCGGAACCGGATCGGTTTCGCGGTGGACAATACCACGGCGCATGGCTAGATGAGTTAGCTGCATGGGATTACTTACAAGACGCATGGGACATGATCATGTTCTCCGTGCGATTAGGACAGAACACAAAGATTATTGCATCAACGACACCACGTCCTAAAGACTTAGTCGTTGACTTGGTAGGCAGAGCTAGTGATGGCTCAGGTGAAGTTGTGATGACGACCGCATCAACGTATGCAAACATCGACAACCTCGCGCCAAGCTTCCAGCAACAGATCCTTCAGTACGAAGGTACAAAGCTAGGACGGCAAGAGATCTATGCTGAGCTCATTGATCCTGAAGAGGGTGGCATAGTTAAAAGGGATATGTTTAAGCTATGGGACTCAAGGAAACCGTTCCCTAAGTTTGAATACATCATACAGAGCTATGACTGCGCTTATACAGAGAAGACGATCAATGACCCAACAGCGTGCTTAGTGTTTGGATTGTTCAAGCCGGTAGACGGACCCATGTCTGTGATGTTGATAGACGCATGGCAAGAGCGCATGCAATACCCTGACCTAAGAAAGAAAGTGAGAGAAGAGTATGAAGTCAGTTACGGTGCTGATAGCGAGCTCGACACAGGAGAGTTTGTCAAAGGTAAGCGAGTTGATCTCATCCTTGTCGAGGATAAAGCAGCTGGAATCAGTCTCATACAAGATATGCAACGGGCGCATCTACCAGTGCGAGCTTACAATCCCGGTAGAGCAGACAAAGTACAGCGACTATCCATTGTTGCAAACATTATTGCTCATGGACGCGTGTGGATACCCGAGAGCTCAACACGTCGAGGATATGTACGTGACTGGGCTGAGGGGTTCGTCAGTCAGATATGTTCGTTCCCTGAGGCTACGCATGATGACTATGTTGATGCCTGTACTCAGGCGCTTAGGTATCTTAGAGACGCAGGATTGATGGAGATAGACCCAAGACCATATGATCCGACAGAGGATTATGTAGACGCAGGAAGAAGAGAACGTGTCAATCCCTACGCCGTGTAAACAGATATGCGAGCTTGATACTAAACGCAACATATGCAAGACGTGCAAGCGAACAGAGGACGAGATAGCAGGATGGTTAGATTACACACCAGCACAACGCAAAGCTGTAATGAAACGTATCAAGGAAAGCAATGGCAAACTTAGAAGATCAGTTTAAGTTATCAGAGTTTATGTCTAAGCCCAGGACAGAGGGCGG